CATGATTTCTTTCTCGATTTGACCAGATACTTCAGTAGCAATGTTAGGCTGTGCAGAAGCATAAGTTACACCGGCTTTTTCAATAATGTCACGACCATATGCAGTGCCTTCAAGGCCCTTACCAGTCATTACACCAAGAAGGTGTGCGTTCATAAACTCTTTGCCCCACTTAGAGACAGTGTTTAAGCTATCTGAACGATCAGAGAATACACGCTTAGACTCACGCATTTTAGTGATTTCTTCGCTTTTCTCTTCCAACTCAGACTTGTACTGCTTAAGTACTTCGTCCATTTTTGCGTCTTTTTCAGCTAGCTTAGCTTCAACGTCTGCCATAAGGGCTTCAACGCCAGTTTGTACGCCAGTTTGTACGCGCTTTTCTTCGGCTTCAACAGCCTGTGCCTTTTCAACTTCTGCGTCGGCTACTGCTTTTGCTTCTGCTTCATCAGCTGCTTTTTGCTCGGCTTGCTTCATAGCAATCTTAGCAGCTGTATCTTCAGCTACCTTCTTTGCAAAAGCTTCCAAGTCGATGTTTTGATTTTCCATCTTGATCTCCTGATCTGCGGAATTAATGTCCGCGCTTTGAGGTGTGGTGTCACTAGCTATTCCCGAAGTAATATCTTCATCCTTAGCCAGAGACTGACCTGCTAGATCTACACGATTTGTGAAAGTTTTTTTGAACTCTTCGTACTCATCAGATGAGTCAAAAGACTTCGCGAGCGAAAAAGTAGCTGATTGATTGCACGGTACAGATACTACCGATACCTCAAACAACTCAGCGTCCTTAATCATTAATCCGTCGGTTTCCTTAATGTAATCAGCATCCTTGACTCGGAAACCTACGGAAAAGGCCCCAAGAACACCGTCTTTAACTAGTTCTGCAACATTAGCAGGTGCTGACTTGCTAATCTTACATTCTAACTCCAGGCCGTCTGGTCCTGCTTTCAGACCTGTAGCTCTACCAATTGGTTTATTATAATCATGATTAAATAAAATAATTGGATTTTTTTCAAAGTTCTGTAGTCCACCTTTCTGCCATGCTTCTGCTGAGATGGAATCACCCGCGCGATCAAAGTCAGCCGTGCTTGCCATCCCACGAATCATGACAGAACCATCGTCCTGTTCATGAGTCTTGAAAGTAGACGTCAGATTAAAGATTTTATTCATCATCTTTATCCTCTTTTACTGCTGGTTTAACAGCAGGCTTGACCGCAGCCTTAGGTGCTGGCTTAGGTGCTTTAGGTGGGGCAGGTTTTGGTTCCGATTTTTTTACTAAATCTGGGTAGTTCTTTTTTAGTGCATGAAGTACGTATTTCCATGCTTTAAAACTCCTTTTTACTGAAGGAGCTGATAGAGCTTCTTTAGGCCCTACTATACTTGCGTAAGCTTTGTACTCAATATTAAGAGGCAATCCAAACTCGCTAAAATGTTTGTATGCAATATCTAATACTGTTTTCTTTACTCTGACTGCCATTTAATTTTCTCCTTCTTCAGTCTCGGAAGGTCTTCCTCCCTCCTCTGGATTTACTGCGCTACCTGCAATATTTGCAGGAACTCTTATATCTTCAGTACCTTCTATAGCTTCAAAGCCTAAACGTTCTCTTGCTTCAGCCGGTGTAATAATGCCGCCATTTACTAAAGAAGTATAGTATGCGGAAGAGTCTCGTAATTCTGGTTGCAGTGCGGGAATATTTGTAATATCTTCTGATAACGCAAAGCCAAAATGTCTTTCTAATCCAAAATTCATTTTACGAACAATTGGAAGGATAGTTTCAAGATAAAACATACGCATATTAGGACGAATATTTGCATTATTTCCCGAATCTAACAGAATGGGAGGTACACCCAATGCTTTTAATATAATTTTTTCATTTTCTGCAATAGCTGTCTGAAAATCTAGTTCTTTAAAATTTACATTAGAAACAGAATCTAATTCAATGCCTCCGTCTAATATAAGAGGTCTTCTTCCGCCCGCATCTGGTCTATATCTAGCAGTCCACGATTGTATCATTCTTTCTTTTATTTTTTCTGAAAGTGTATTAGGAGATTTTAATACTAGTCCTGGAACTGCTCCATTCTTAAAGAAGTTATCTTGAAAATCTCTCATACTTCTCATAAGTACCATTGTACGTAATGCAGGCTTTAAACGTGATACCCCTCTATAAATAGAATAAAAAGAATTATCTTTTATATGAATAATTTCGCTAGGCTTGTAGCTAATTACTTCATTAAAAGTAAATTTTTCAATATAAGTGCTATCACTTGCATGTATGTTTATTTTGTTTGCCGGTAAATGGTAAAGATGTACCCCATCAAAATAAATAAATATGTTTCCGTCTATTAAAAAATCTGTTATTAAGTTACGACGAAAGGTACTTATATCCTGAAAAGGGTTAGGTTCTTTATTGAGGAGTAGTTCGACCCTAGAACGTTTAATGCCTTTTACTACACTCTGCATACCTTGGATCTGTCCGCCTACTGTGGTGGAGATTTCGGCTGCGTCATCAACTATCATATTTACGCCGCGATTAACGATTTCTAAATCTTCGTAAGCTCTCTCATAGTTTATTGTTCTTTCTCGAGAAGGGTCTATTTTATTATCATAGTAAGGCTGCGAGGGGTTTAGTTTCTCTTCAACTCCTTCAGGTTTTTTACCAAAAATATTGTTATACCAAGCCATGTTTTTCTCTTTGAATCTCTACCCAACGCATTTGTTTTTTTGCGGTTATTAAAGGAGGGTTTCTACCATAAAGTCTATGCAATTCTAAATGATGAAAGTGGCATAAAGTAACAGTGTCGTTATAAAGTTCCGCCCATTTATCTTCTATAAATTCGTCTCTCCAAATTACAATATACTCGTTTGTATAGTGTTCGGGTCGCTCTTTGTTTTTTTCCTTTAACCAGTCCTTTAATAAAAGGGCAAGCGTATAAAAATGGTGGAAATCCAGCTGTTCTGTCTCTTCACAGATTTCGCAAGAACTTCCTTTTTTATACTTTGATTTGGCTCTATCCCGTATATATTTTATAGGATCTCTTTTGAGCTTTTTCATATTTGAAAGTATATCCAATTTGAGGTGTTATGTCAAATATTATTTTTGACTTGGTATCATTAAAACCCGCTGTTGCTTGTTTCAAACGAGTATAATGCATATCTTAAGGCATCTGCCATGTGTGATGCTCGGTTATGTTTAGGTTTTTCTCTGGCTAAGTTAGGATTAGCATCCCATTGGTATTGGTCTAAGGACATAATACTTTCAGAGCATTTTTGATCAATAAAAAGACTATCATTATCTACTATACTTGCTACATGTGCTATTCCATCAAGAACGGACTTTTTGGCATTAATAGTACTAAGGTCATAGTTTTGTGCAAAATCAAATCTGGTCTGTTGAGCTGCGGAATCAATATAAATATAATCAATATCCCACTTACTTACTAATCTTTGTATTTCGTTAGCATGGTATTCTGTTGTTTTTTCGGCATCTAAATACTCATCTAGTAGGTAGTATTTTTTGTCGTCCCAATCGTACGCAATGACGCAGAACGCAGTAGGATCTCTATAACCAACATCCAACCCAGCAAAAACATCCATCTTGTGAGTCTCCAAGCCTTCTCCATTAAAGACGCACTTCTCGTGGTCGAAGTTCCAAACTTGTCCCTCGTATATATTAAAGTCTGCTTCATATTCTTGCTTAAACTCAGCCTCTGACATAGATTTTCTAGCTTCCATAATATCGTGTTCAGATATTCTGGGATTATCTTTATATGTTGCTTTAATTGAAATCCATTCGGAAAAATCATCTGAAAAACCTCTGTCAAAAAACTCTGAAAACCAGTTGTTACGGCCCCGAGGGGTAGATATAAAAATTGCTTTAGAATTTTCCTTATCCAACGTAGGGCGCAAGGCTACGTTAAATGCGTCCTTACCATCGGCAAGAGCCGCCTCGTCAAAAATAATTAAGTCGTAAGACCTACCTACACAGGAGTCTACTTGATTAACGGAACCCATCCGTATAGTAGAACCGTTTGAAAGTTCTATTACTTTATCTTTAGCGTTATCTTTAGTGACCTCTAGATCAAAGTGTTTAATTAGACCTCTTTGTAGATCAAAAGATATTTGAGATAAAGAGTAGTTCGGAGACATAATAAGAATGTTAGAGCCAGGTACTAAAGATACTAGCTGTCCTATAATATTAGCAATGTATGTTTTACCCTGTCGTCTGGATAATGCTGCACAAACAAAACGATATTTAGGATTATTGATAGCGTTTAAAATAGCTACTTGAGAAGGTAAAGGTTCTATACCAAGTAATTCCATGTAAGGATTTACCTGTAATTTTAGATACCTCTCTTCTGCTACATAATCAAATAAATAATTTGATATTATATCTTTTCGGCTAATTTCAACTGCCATTTTAATTTTGTCCTATTATTTTCAAAACTTACTTTTTACTTCCTACTGCATCTGCGGCGAAAAATGCCGACACTAATACTGCTATTGAGGCAAAATAAGTAGGTGCAATATCTGCAATTAAGTTTGCCGCTGAGTCTAATCCAAAAAGAGAAGTTAGAAAAATACCAAAAGGGTACAGCAAAAGACCAACTAAAGAAAACCATGCCATCTTACGAATAGCATCTCGTTGAGCGTCTTTATCTTCTAATTCTTTACGTTTAAATTCTAAGTACATTTCTTTTTCAGAGTCGGATACTTCGCCGTCTCCATTTGTATCTGCGGGATGATACCCTGTTTTTTCGTCTACCATTTTACCTTGCCTCCTTCGCCTGTAGCAATTTATCTGCTGTTAAGTAGAAATTAAAAAATCAACA